CAACTCCACAACAAAGCACTCGCCACGTTATCCTCTTCAATTGCCGTTTTCTTCCAGTCCGGACTTACGCCCAACGCGTCACTAACGTATATGCGCTCCGGAACTCCTTTGAGTCTCCGAAATTGCTGGGTAAATTCCTCTGTCGTTACCCAGCGACGTCTGTGATCTGAGTAACGAGTAACCTGATAGCAACCATCGCGTTTTGCTGTTTGTTCAAGACAGCGAGACGCAAAACACAACTCACCCGTTTTACGCGACTCGACTCTGTAGAATCGCTCCTCCGTGAAAAACCCGCGATCCTCAACGCGCACGTTAGGCACTACAGTAGGTTTCTCTACAGCCTTCTTTACGCCCTCGTCAAACGCGGAAAGGAATTGATCTAGTGTGACTTCGGGTTGTGGTCTCATTTTTTTTCGAACTCAATCACCCAAACCCAAGGGTTTTGTTTCCAAGATCCTAGGCTGTTAATAGATTCCCAAAGAACTTCAAATAGTTGTTTGCCAGTTAAACTTTCGTCCGCGTCTGGAATATCTCGCATGAATTTAATCCCCTCAGCCTCTGTGTCGGACTCTGATATATCCTGCAACCTCTCCACTCGAATATTCTTTATTTCTAATGTTATTCGAGATGCCTCTCGGGGCATGTGGATCGACGGTTTCCAGTAACTTTTTTCCGTCGGAAACCCGCCATAATCTGTCCATTCCCACCAGCCGTCGTCTGCTCGATAAATATAAACTGTGTCTTCATCAACCCTCTTATGAAAACGCCCAGGCCAGTTTTCAAGATTACTTACGTTTTGAGTTCTTCCAAATGTTTCTCTCACCCAAAGGTGATCGCCTGCAAGGCCGAGGGGGCATTTAACCCAAATACTTTGCTCTATGTTTTTGTTGACGAAGAGAACAAAAAACTTGTCGGTCAGGGTGATTGCGCTATTCGAAGTGGTAACAAACTCCCAGTTATCTGGATCTTTATTAATCTCCCTCAGTCCATTTAACCTTCGTGTTTGCGTTTTGTTTCCGTCCAAAATAGCTCGGACCATGTTGCTGGAAAACAAGATTGGTCGTTCTTTGATTGCTTGTTCTTTCATTTTTTATTCTTCTTAATCAATTTCCATTCTTCGTATGCTCGACGGCTCACACGGCCTCTGGTGGGAACAGAGACGGTTGCGCTCGTTCTCCGCAGATAAACCGTATTGCCTCTTGTTGGAGCTTTTGGAGACGTTGAACCGTGTCTTCGGATAGAAGTTGCTTTTCGTCTTCACCCGACTCTTCTCCGCCAGGCATACTAAAGAACTTGTGTGGAGTATTCAGAACCAACGGCGCATAAGCATTTCGTAATTCTCTCAGAGCCGTGATCGTTGCGCCTGTCGTATTTTTCGGATGCGAGAAAGATATGGAACGAACGTGAATATAGCTCTCCACACGATCCTCGTCGAGATCCAGCTCGCAAATCTCGTTCACATCTTGACGCAAGTCCGCAAGTGCTTCGTAAAAGGAAGGGAGTGCAAGGTCGCTGGTCGAAACTGTATATTCGTCTGGTTCCTCGTCTCCAACTTCAACCTCGTAGGAAATAAAAATTTTCCCGGGACTTCCATCCTTTTTTGGTTTGTGTCCGATTTTAGACAGTTTGTATTCTGTTTCCATGTTCTACCTCCTCCTCGCCAGTTCAGCACGTTCACTTTTCATTTTTTCGTAGATCTCAGTAACGAGCGCTAACGTTGCTCCTCGTCTTGCAAAAATCTCGTATGTCCGTTCGATTCTATACCCACTGTTAAGATGCCAACGGATTGACGCTCCCAATTGTTCGTTCGTCATGCTGCGGCTGGTCTTTTGAACTTGCATGGCTCCCCTTTGTCTTGTTTAGATTTTTTGAATGTTTCGTAAAATGATTTCGCATATGTAATTTTAGGGTTTGTCGAATTTGGATCGTAATACTCCTCCGGTGATTTTGCACTTAGGATAAACTGTTTTGTTGTCGGTGATATTTTTTGTGCCTGGATATAATCCTCGAAGTATTCAAAATCTGGTTGGTGATTAGTTTGTGTTGGTCGTTCCGAGGATGGCAACTTTAGCGCGACTATAGTTGATTGTATTTTTTCGTAATAAGATTTTGCAGATGCAATTGTGATCGGAATCGGTTTCCAAAATTTAAGATCGTCTTTGAATTCCTTAGACTCTTTGATCCGTATAAGATTAGATACAACTTCTATAATCTTATCAGCCGAAAGACCAGAAGTCATAAACCAATTTAAAGCAGAGGTTTCTTTTCCAACAGTATGAACGTATTCGATATTCCTCGAAGCGAGAAGCTCCTTTGTTTTTTCGTAAACGTTTACAAATGTAATAGTTTCAGAAAAAGAAATTTCTTTTTCTTTCTTTGTACTAGGTTCATTCGTACTTAGTTTTTCCGTATTAGGTAAATCTATACTAGGTTGATTAATATTTAGTAGTGTTTGATTTTCCACAGGTGGATTCCCAGGCGTGGGTTTCCACTCGTGGCTTTCCACATGTGGGAAATCACGTCTGGAGTTTTGCGCATTTTCTGGTCCAGACGTGATTTTCACGTCTGGGTTATTTCTCTTTTTCGGTATTTCAACAATTCCCGAAAAATGAGGGTTTAACGACGGGTGTTCGTAAGCATTGTATTCGTGGATGAATTGACCAGCAGCGTTTCGGTAACGATTACGATGAAAATACCCGTGACGTTCAAGGTCCTTCCACGCAGACCTGTGCGACGTTTCACCGTTAGACGAATGTCGGGCCATCTCACCGAAATGAATTGCCCAATCGTCCGGACGAGAGAGGCAAATTCCGAGTAAGCCCTTGGCCTCTAACGACAACGTAGGAACAAAAAAGAATTCCGTATTGATGGTTTTGTAAAACGTCTCTTTTTTGTTTGTTCGAAATATTCTAATTACGTTGTCATTACTCATACAACACCCTGTCTTGCTCTTGGATAATAATAAAGCGGGCCCAGGTAGAGAGTATTGTTTAGATAACTATCGAGGTCATCCAGGCTATCCGTTACAAAAACAACAGAGTTGTTTTTTTTGATTATAATCTGATCACCAATATTTATTGTTATACTACTACAAAGATCAACGTGATGAAATTCCATTGTCCCGTATTTTAAAGCCATCTTCGTATATACAGTTCCAACAAAATTCCATTCGTTCGGCCTAACTTGTTTAAATTTATGTTTTTGTAATATAATATTTATGTGTTCGTTTTGCGTATCCGCAATCATGATAATTATCCCTTCCTCTCACTGTCCTTTATGTCGCTTTGTCGGGTCCAAAAAAGAAACCGGTTTTGTATTTTTAGCTTTATCAGTAGAGTTTGCAGCCTTTAAAGCGGCGTCCTCTTGTGTTAAATAACTTTTGCGTATGTGACTCCACTTTTGTATAAGATCGTCAGCATCATAATCTTCTGATCTACCGTGTAACCACTGCAAAAAGTAAAACACCGATACAACGGAAATTGCAGTTAATCCGATCAAAAATTTTAAGCTGGGTTCCATAGTTTGATTAAAGTCCTTATGCATATAGAGCAAACTACGGAAGACCCAGATACACATGCCAGCGCAAGACTATACCACACGGTTAGTATTGCATATTGTTTGAGTATTATAAAATCGTAATAGTATAGTTCAAAACTCATAGCATCACCAATCCGCTTTTTCGCCGAAAAAATGAGTCGATACGAGATCAAGTGTTACTATTTTTTTATCCTTTTCAGCGAACACGTCGATCACCTTACCTGACTCAGATCCAGAAGCTGTGCCGAATTCTACAATTGCTTCTGGATTACATTTCTCTAGTTTCTTAATTAATGTTTTAACTTTCATAATTCCTCTTTTATTCCTTTTGGATTTTCGGAGAGCCTATAAGGTTTAGTAGACATTTCGTCGTTAAGCTCCCTATAGGATCCGAGCTTGCCCATGGTCTAGAATGGTGGGTGCTACCCAAAATTAGCTCGCTAATCTCCGAAAATCCAAAAGTGCCGCGCACGGTCGGCTAAACTTAGGAGATACCCTATCCCTGCCGTGCCAGGGATTACGCTACGCATTAACTTCTTCCGTCACCTTTCCGTCCTTCACGAAAAAGATACGATCCGCGATCTCTTGGATCTCTTTCTTGTGAGATACGAAGACTACCTGTTCGAAACGTCCTTCCGTCAATGCTCGATCAAGCATCCTTTGATAAAAGTGAGCATTTTCCGAAGTAAGTCCTCCATCCGATTCGTCTCGGATCAGAGTTCGGATGTCCGCGTTTGTTTTGTTTCGTTTGTAGGCTGCCATACCGAGAGAGATTGCTTCTTTGATGATTGCAGCTTCCCCTCCTGATTTGTTTTCTACAAGTGTCTCGATACCAGTTTCATTATCGAGAACGAGAATTGAAAAATCTTCTTTGTCTTTTCCGGATCCGGTTTCTTTGATCGTGCTCAATCTAACCTTGAATCGGCCTCCGAAACACTCCGAAAGAATCGCGTTGATTGTTGCAGAAATTTCCGGACCAGCCGCATCGAGTTTGAGCGCACGAGCTCCTTTCGGAGAAAGTCCTTCGCATAAGGTTTTTATAAGTAATAAACGTTCATTCTTTTCGGCGATCGCACTTTTGATTTCTTCGATCCTTCTTTGTGTTTCGATCGCCTTCTCTAATCGAATTTCCATTCCACCAAGGGAGCCTATAAGTTTCTTCTGCTCTTCGGTCTTCTCCTCGATGTTTGCGCGAATCATATCGAGAGCATCTTCCCCTTCCTCGATCAATTTCATAATGTTTCCAGCCGATGAAAGCATTTCCTTTACTTTAACCAATTCAAAGGAAAGCATCGCAACACGGGTCTCTACGGAGTTGATTTGACGTTTGTATTCTTTTACTCGATCTTCCGCAAAGGAAAGCTCAGGAGCCATCTTCAAAAGGTCTTTGAAAGTTGGCTCATCGAGCAATGATTCAAGGTCTCGAATTGCGGTACGTCTTTCGTGCCCAATGTTTAGCAAGTTCGAAAGTCTTGGATCCTTACGGAGATTATCTAATGAATTGCGTGATTCTTCCAACGCTTCCCGTACTTGACTCAAAGCAGATTCATAATCGGGCCTATCTTGAAGGGCTTCTTGAAGCCCTTTTTCTTCCCGAACGAGCGAAGGAACCTGAGCGTGATTCGAACGTGCATCTTTAAGAAGCTGACACGATTCTGGAAGGTCAACACCATCTATAATCTTGTTGCGACATGGAACTTCATTCAGTAGAGAAGAGTTCTTCTGTGCTTGATCGAGTCTTGTTCGAACCGTAGCAAGATCCTTTTCTAAAATAGCGACAGCATCACGCTCTAATTTTTGGCTATTTTCGAGAGAGATAACTTGAGATTTCTGGTCCGAAATTACCTTCTTCAATTCCAAAGCCTCCATGTCGATCTTCTCTTGAGCTTCAAGCAATTCGAAATCGATGCTCTCTAACTCGATCTTTCGTGTTGCGATTTCGTTCTTGATTTTTTCGTTTGTCTCGACCGCCTTCAGAATTTGATCTTTGCGATCAAGAATGTAAACTTGATTGTTATGTTGACGCATAGTTAAATTCTTGAGGGCTTCAGTTTCAGAATCGTATTCTTTTTCCAATCGATCTTTCTTTTCTATAATCTCTCGTGTATCCAACACGCTCGCTTTCAGATCCGCAAGAGATTGAACTGCAGTTGATTCTGACTTTCGGAAAAGCGTAATCTCAGTTTCCAAAGTTTCGATCGACTGTTCCATCGAATTGATTTGAATTCTAAGGAGATTTGATTCCTCCTTCCCTTCGAATAAATTTTTCAGGAGAAGGCTGTCACCACTCACTTCGCTTTCGATCGATTTCCGAAGTGCGTCAAAGTTTTCAAACTCTTCGTCGAACTTCCAAAGATCAAGAAGGTCGTCGATCAAGGCGCGGGCGCTTTTTTGATCAAGGCCAACAACATGCCCTTTCCCATTTTGTGCATGATAGACAGCGGAAAGAAAAACGGATTCATTAAGATTAGTAAGTTGGAAAAACTTCTCTCCAAACTCCTTTACCTTCCCTTCAGTGACAGCCTTCCCGTTCCAGTAGAGGTAAGGTTTTTGAGTTTTCGCATTCGGATCGATGAGACGTTTCACAAGACAGATGTCTTTTCCGAACTCAGCTTCGACCTCGATATAAGAATCTTTTTTTGTGAAACATTCGTAAATCGCGCCCTCGTCCCTTCCTGAACGCGCCTTTCTGTTTGGAGCAGTTCCAAACCACGCCATGGAAATCATGTCGAGAAGCGTAGATTTTCCAGCTCCGTTTGTTCCAGTGATTGCAATTTTCTTTCCCGAAATTCCAGGAACGTTCCAAGTCACTTCTTCCGGGAATGGGATGGATCCTTTTGAGGAGATTCGAATTAATTTCATGCCACATTCTCCTCAGAGTTTTCGGACTCAGATTGGAGTTTGATTTTTTTGTATTCTTGGATATGTGCTTCAATTTCCTCCATTGTCTTTCCTTTTGCTTCTAGCCAAACACGAAGAGATTCCTCGATAGTGATCGCAAAACTCATCGCTTCTGATCGGACTGCAGTGGTAGTAAGTATCGTTTTTTCGATTCTAAGTTCTGTGGAGTTTCCGAACTTCAATGCGAAGTCTTTCGGAACGGTGTGCCTGAGACTTTCAGAAACATCAAATCGAAGACGAAGTTTGCCTTCAGGCTGCAAAGCGGATGGCTCAACAATTTGTTTTGTAGCCTTATCAATAAGGTTCTCACCGTCCCACTCCGCATTCACGGTAATCATCGGAATTGGATTTAAAGAATGAAAGACCGGTTCTGGGAACCAATTCCCTTCCGAATCCATCTCCCAAATCAAAATCCCTTTGTCATCCTCTGCTTCTCCCCAGGTTTGGCGCGTAATTGATCCGGAATACCAGACTTTTCCACCAACGTTCTGAGGTTTGTGGTAATGACCTCCGACTACGGGGCAATCGAGTGATTCCAACACTCCCAAAGGAAGATGAATTCCGTTTTGTCGTGGGATCCGATCGTTATCCAGTTTTGCACCGGAAACGGTTCCGTGAAAAAGGACGAGTTTCGGACCATTGTGTTGCCGAAGTTTTTGGAAAGCGTTTTCCAAAAGATCTGTAAACAATTCCGTTCCCGTTGAGTTCATCTCTTCTACGGATCCGGATTTCAAAGCGAGCGCGCCCGCCGAGAAATGTGGGATCGTATAGACCATAAGGCTTTTATCCAATCCAGTTGGAGTTTCCACAAATCCCGGCTTCTCAAATCCCCAATGATAAATCAATGGAACAGCTTCATCGAAGACTCTCAGATCGTTTGCCTTATCGTGGTTCCCACGAAGTACGATCGTCATCGTTCCGTTTATGTGAAGACGGTGCAGAAATTCCTTAAATACAAGACGGTCGTTTGGAGAAGAGACGTCTTCATAGACGTCTCCATTAACACAGACAAGGTTCACATTTTCCGCTATGAAATGATCTGCGGCCTTGAGAAGTGCCCTGGCCTCTTCTGTATCCCATCCACCTTTAAGGTGGATGTCTGCAATGTGTCCGACTTTCATAACTTTGGATCCCTTACATCTTTCAGTTCCGCATAACGTTTGTTGAAGATGTTGATCAGAGTCGTCCAAGAGAAGCCGTCATAGTCCTCTTCCCTCATTTCTGCTTTAATCGAGCGAAGCTCATCCATGTTCTTTGCCGATTGAATTTTCTTTCCAAACATCTCTCCTTTTTTACGTGCTTCAGTAGGATCAAACACAGGTGCTGGTAGTATTTCTGGAACCGCATCAAAGAGCAGCTCTTCTGCAACAGATGCGGAACCCTCAATTTCCTTTAGTCGATTTTTGCCATTCTCAGAGTTTGGATCAAAAACGGCCTTTACGCATACCCAAACCTTCTTTGCTTGCTCACGAGGCATTGCTGTTGGAATGCTTAAAAGTTCCTTGATCGCATTACGTTTCACTTTGCGTTCAAGGTTTTCGGAAAGATGGGCCTGTAGTTTTCCATGAGAAGTAAACATCGGAAGCTTCTTTGTTACGACTGAAGTCTCAATGACAGTTCCATCCGGAAGGTTCATTGATGCAACCCAAGCTGCTTCTAAGTGTGCCTCCTTGCCAACGGTCACCTCTCGGTCTTCTCGGACCTTACGAAGTTTGATTCCCATCGCTTGCCCGATGCTGACCACTTTCTCAGAACGAAGCATAACTTGCCCTGATTTCAATCGAACTTCCGCCGCATTAGTTTCATCCCAGAGGTCCGTGTCTGCTACCGTTATAAACTGTGGAAGTAATGTTACACCTGCAGGAAATCGGTTCATAAGAAACTGACTAAACATGATCATATTGTATTTGTCTGGAGGAAATGTCTTCTCTAACGCTTGCAATTTTTCTAATGGATTGTTAGCGTATGCTTGCGGATTTATTTCTCCGTTCGGAAGGATGATTTGATTTTCATTCGCCGTCATATCACGCCACCTCGTCCACTCTGTATGATTTTTTGATGTCTTGAAGTACGTCCGCCATCGCATCCGTCTCGGCCCTCAGCGTATGAAGGAGGTCATCACGCTCTTTGACTTGTCCTTTGAGATACCTGATTGTCTGTCTGTAACTCGCAAACAATGCACGGAGACGGGCACGAGATTCTTTTACGTTCTGCTTTTGCTTTTCAGCGGTGCGAATAACATCATCAAGTGAGTCCTCGATAAGCTGATTGTCTTCGTCGGTTAATGGGATCTCACTTATACGTTCACTCGCATCGATCCAGTTACGGACAGCCTGCACGTCTTGAGATAGTTGGACGATATTACGTAGTGCGTCCATTTGGTGGTCTGTGTCGGGGTTCACGCTGCACCTCCTAAGTTGTATGAGGTGCGAATATCTAACCAATGGTTAGTATTGTCAATGATTAAAGTTAACTTTTGGTTAGTTTTTGAATAGTCTCGACAAGCGTTAAAATTCGTCCCATTGATGGAGGTGTTTTGCTTTCGTTGATTAAATTCGAAATTACTGGTACTGCGATATTGCTCTCTCTCGATAATAGTGCAACATTCCCGCGCTTGGATTCCACGAAGTTGCGTATATAGTCGGTAAGCATTTTTCGATCTGATTCTTCTGTATGCAAACAATCTCGCCATTTCTTGATAATGGCAAGAATCGTCTTCTGTGGATTGT